TTTCATAATGTTTTTCTTTGCCGTGCAAATCTGTAGCATATAAAAATTTCATAATTTTTTTAACAGATTATCCCATAACCAATTTTCTGGTACTGTATATTTTTTTGCTTCTTCAAAATTTTCCTTAACATACTCTAATTTTTCATTATAATCTTTTTCGCTAATATTTTTTAAAATAACATCTAATTCATCTAATGTTCGAAAATGATAAAAACCATCTAAATTAAAAAATTTACCGATACTTGGGCAACCCCAATAAATAGGAATTACTCCTGTAACAAAACAATCAATAATTTTTTCAGTAAAATAATAATCAAAACTTCCATTTTCAACTACTATTTGATAACGATAATCTTTCAAAGCTTCCAACTTATACTCAATCTCTTTATATCCTCTTCCGGCAATAAAATCAATTTTATCTTTAAACTTTTCTATTATTTGATGTCTCAAAATATGACCGTCAGTATGTTTTTTATTACTAAAAATAACAGATAAATTTTTAGATTTTTCATATAATAACTGATCTTTTTCTTCAATCCAACAGCCTGAAGAAGGAATAAATTTAAAATTCATTCCGCGCTTTAAAATATCTCTATTATACGTTAAAATATAGGTAAATTTTTGACTATTATTAAACAAAAAATCATAACCACTTCTATTAATATAAATCGGCTCAAAAATAGTTGCTATATTAATATCACTTTTATTATTAATAGTATCTATTTCATGAATATGATTGCCAGTAAAAAAAGTTATTTTTTGTTTTGTATCAGTTCGATTCCAGATAAAGTTTTTTGGAATAACTTTTAAATTGCCATTACTGATAGAATGTGTATGTGCAAAAGACGAATCTCTTAATCTTATTTCATTCATGTTTATTCTACTTCTTTAATTAATATTATTACTGGACTTTTATCGTAAAATCAACAATATTTATTTTCATATTTTTAATCTGGGATAACCACCAATTTATCATTGTATCATATTCTTTATTACATTTATCGCATATATGATATGTTTTAATTCCGCGATAAAGAATCGATATATTTTTCTCCATTTTTCTTCCACAACGATCACAAGTATAAGTTGCTGACATTAAAAACCTCCTAATTCTAATTTATTTCAATTCCATAATTCTTTTAAAACAATCGTGTTGCAACGATACATTAACATCATGGTCATTTAAATTAGTTTCCAAGTTATAAATATAATTAATATCTTCAGTATATAAAATTTTATCTTCTCCAGCCATTTCAATCATTGGAGTATATATAGCAGCATCGCCAGCCATTCGCCAATAATAATTTGTTACTGGGTCTATTAATTTTTGTTTATCGATTTTTCTGAAAAGAAATGCTTTAAATGTTCTTAAATGAGATGACGACCATGATAATTTTCTTAATTGATTAAATGGTTGCGGTTTTTTAGAAAAGCCTTTGATTATGCTATCCTTATTATTATATATTAAAAATTGCCCGAATGTCATTAAAATATTATTTTTATAATAATTTACTATTCTATCAAAAACACTTTTATCATTTTCTGGCAACCAATCATCTAAATCAATAGAAACACAAACATCATCATCTTTTATTTCAGGATTTTGTATTGTTTCATAATAATTGCCTGGTACATATAATTTTTTTGTATTACTGATTAAATTAAATCGTTTATCATTTTTAATTAAATCTTGCAAATACAATTGGCTTCCATCATTCGAACAATCATCACGAATATATGCTTTCCAATCGCCATAATTCTGGTTTAAAATAGAATTTATGGTTCTATGAACGTATGAACTATAATTATAGCCGCATAAAATTAATCGTAACATTTTAATCCTTTTGAAAACAACCACGTAAAAAACTAATAACACCGAAAAGTAGTGCTAAAATAATACCAATCGTCCAAATTCCACCCTTCGTTGTTGCCTTGGTAACAACTCGCCTTATACTTTTTCCTGCATTTTCAAATCCATTATTAATTTTATCAAATAATATTACATCCATAAATTAACTCCATTTAATTCATTTTATCAAATAATATTTTTGCTTGTTCATATTCTTCTTTAGATACCATTTTTGGATTATTCATTCTTTCGATAATTTTTTTAGCATCTTTCCCTTTTACTAATAAATCATTTCTATTATTAATTAAAAATTTCAAAATAATTAATAATAAAATTATCAAAATAATTTCAAATATTAAAATCATTCTACTAACAGATCATTTTCTTCTGCTCCGCCTTCTTCAATTTTATTAACCAAATCTAAAGGATTTTCTTGCCATTCATAACCACAATTTTTGCATTTTCTTATCATTTTTTCTGAATTTCTATCATATCTCGTAAAAGCATCATTAGCACCACATTTAATACAACCTGAAAAATTTGAAAATAATTTCATTTATACCTCTTTTTATAAATAATTAAAAGGAGAAAAATATATGGAAAGTAATTTTAGTGCTGACGAAAATAAATCAAAATTAGCCGCAAATACTAATCTAGTTAAATCTAAAAGTTTTATACTTTTCACGCTTGACGATATTACTAAAAATATCTCTGTTAATTTATATACTGATATGAATGCAATGGAATTTTCTGGTTTCATGCAATTCATAATTCGCAGCTGCGAAAATAGATTAGAGGAATTCATGAATGAAATAGAAAATACTGACAAAGACGATGAAAACATAGACGACCTTGACACTGAAAATTTTAACTAATTTTATATTTTTTATTTGGGTTCGTTTTTCCTCTAAAAGAAAACAATGGACATAAAGTCGACGAACAATCTTTTGGGTTTGCATCAGGCATACAATCTGAACACATCAACTTTATTGCTTTTCTTGGCGAAACAACCATTTCAAATGTTTCGCCATTAATTTGCACCTTCGTGAGTGGTTTTATTTTTTTAACTACATCTGGCATTTATTTCTCCCATTATATTTTTATACTATAAAATATATTAATTAACATAAAAAGTCAAGGATTATTTTTTATATATTTTTCTTTTAAATTCATTTCTATGTTTTGGGCAATATTTTGGATATATATAAGTTCCAGGAAAAATCTTAATGAGAAATTGCTCTTTACAACATTCACAATTATAAATCAAAATTTGATTATCAATAAATGTATGTTTAATAATTTGATTATTTAATAATATATTTTCTTTAATTCCATTTAAATCTATTTTATGATAAATTTCATTTTTGAATTCTTTTGTTCTATGTTTTGGACAATATTTTGCTGCGGTATGCTTCGAGGTAAATGTATTACCACAATTTGGATATATACACGTATATGATTTTTGTTTTCTTTCATGAACTTTTTTTGGTGTTTTCAATTTTATCTCCAAATTTTTAATTGTGTTTCTACAATTTTACATTACAAATATTATCAACAACATTAATATTTTTATATTTTCTGGTATTATAATTATAACGTGTTTTTGAATTAGAAATCAGAAAAGTTTTAATACCTAAATCAACTGCAGATTTGCACTCTTTAGGATTATCGTCAATCCATATATCTAATTTTTCATTAATGAATTGAAATTTTTTTGGGCTGTCTGGATTAACAAAAATTATTTTATCAAATCTATCAAAATAATTATTCAGCATTCTTTTTGTATCTAATCTAACTCTCGAATCTCTTGCAGAAATAACAACTAATGTATGTCCTTTTTTCTTCCACTCTTCTAATTTAGATTTAAGATTTTTAATTGGTTTAGTATATTTTTTGTTGCACATATAAATAGGATTTTTGTATCTGCGAAATACTTCTTCTCTAATAACATCAGGCACGCCAGTTAAATCCCATTTAATAATATCTTTTTTAGTATAATTGTAACCATGTTCTTTTGAAACACATTCAATTATATAATTATCAAACATGGTTCCATCAACGTCAATTCCAATAATCATTTTTTATCCTCGCGATCTCTAAACCATCTTTTACCTTCTTCATCGATTTCCATTCTAATATCTTCGCATGATAAATTTTCTATTGCTTGTGCATAATGAGAAAATGCTTTTATAAATATTTCACCACATCTACCATAACTTGATAGTATATATTTAACATATTCGTATGCTAAATTAGGCACATCTGATATTGGCGCATTAATTAATTCTAATGCTCTTTGTTCAGCCTTCATTCTAATATGGGTCTCTTTCTCTCGTTAAGACTCTCGCTTGTTCTGTTAATGGCAGATTTTTTTTCCAAGCATGTTTACCATATTCGTTCATATAACACCATCCAACAATATCGAATGATTGTCTTTGAGTGGAACAGACACGTTCTAATATTCCTTCATTACATTTTGGACATTTCAAATCTTTTGGTGGATGGAAATCTTCTGGTAATGAAAAACTATTATTATATTCTTTTTTAAAACCACATTTAGGACACAAATAATCGTGAAAAGCCATTCTAAAACTCCTTTATATAAACATTTCTTCACAGTATATATTTTTTGAATATTTATTTATTATACAAAATCTAAAAATTAAAAATAAAGCAATAAATAAACCAAATACAATTAAAAATATTCTTTTCATTTTTACCTCGTTTTCCCGTGTTCATACTTTTTAACTATTTTTTCTATCTGTTCTTTAGTTAAAATTTCTAAATATCCTGGTAATTCTTTTTCTCCAATTTCATAATACTTCTTTATGCATTCTTTTTGTTCGTTATTAATTTCTTTTTCTTTTTTAATATACTTAAAAAACTGTTTTCTTTTGGGTAAAAATGAACGAAAAAATTCATAATGAATATGATTTGGTATATTTTGAAACCTATTTATTTGATTTACTACTGGAACAAAAATATCAGTCATTGAAACAAAACGATTTATCATAAACTGCGAATATTCTTTTCTAATTTCGTCATTATCGAAATCAAACATCTCTTTTGTTTCGGTCATGCCATTAAGAAAAGAAAAAATGTTAATTTTATTTTCCATTAAAATTCCTATTTTTTTAATTTTACCCTGAATAAGCAACAAATTTATTTCCACACGCATTACATTTTAAAATAATTTTATACACTCCATAATACGACGAAAATTTTTGTGATTCGCCACATCTGCATACAATATCACAATTTTTGTCTTTTTGAAATTTAATATTAAATCTATCTTCTATATCATTCAATAATTTTTCATAATACACAAACCAATTACGTTGATGTTCAAAATACACTATTCTATTTTTTTCATAATTTGGTGCATAAATTAATCCGTGTATTTCATAAAAACGATATTCTTTAGTTTTATATTTTTCATTTAAACAATTTTTCAAATAATAATTCCAAATATCTTTTCTAAAAACTGGTTTCATATTTTATCCTTATACTGATACATCCCTAAAAATCTTGGTAATTTTTCGTTACACCACTTTTTATATTCAACCATAGTGTCGAATATTCTTAAATTACAATCATCTAAAACTGGTCTATATGTTTTTATATACCCACTTTGAATTCTTTCTTTCATACTTCTCTGTAATGAAAGTTCGAATCTATTTATTTTTTCTTTGTCCAACATATCTTAAAAAATCCTCTAATTCATCTATACTCAATATATCTTTTTTTCTATTTGCTGCCTTTTTACTTTTAATAATACCTTCTAAATTCAATAATGGGTATCCATCTTCAATAATTTTATATCTTTTGGCATCGTCATAACTATTAAACCCATCTGGAGCAAAAACTATATCGAGTTGAAATGGTTTTTCGAACTGAATAAAATCTTTACCTCTAATTATATCAAGTTCAGTTAAAGTACTAATATCAAAATTAAGTTTTTTTAATGCTTTTACTATTTTTTTATTATTTTCTAAATTTTTTTGAGGATATATATCAACATCTTGTGATGTATCTGGAAATCCTTGCATTATTGCTGCACCTTTTCCAATAAACATATATTCAATTTGTAATTTATTGAAAACTTTTTTAATTTTTTCAATATTATTTACTATGTTATTTCTTTTATTTTCGAATAACCATTTTTTAAAATTCATGCTAATCTTCCATTGGCGAATTTTCGCTTCTATCATCTAAATAATATACTAATTCATTAACTCTATTCATCCAACCATTTAAAAATACATTCAGTTTACTATTTTTCAAAACTATTTTTTCATAAAATTCTTTACGTAGTTTTATATATTTTATAATAATTTCATCTTCTTGATATTGTTTCATTTGTTGTAATGTTATATCTCCAATCAATCCATCATCTTTAGCGCCAATACATCTCTGTAATAATTTATTAGCTTGTCTAACTCCTAAATTAACACAAGTATCGAAATGGAATATTGCAACTTCCGGTTCCATTTTATCGCATTTGCCTTTTAACCAATATAATTGAAAATATATTGCACTAACTTCTAATTTAGTTATTTTTTTAACAGAATATGGTAATTGCCCTCTTTCTTTTCTAAATGAATCAAAAACGGATTGAGTAATTCCATAGTTTGTTGGACCGCCAGAATCGTTGGGATTATTTGTATAACCACCTTCAAATTTTAAAACTAATTCTAATGCTTCTGCAAATATACTTTTTTTCATAATAATTTCTCGTCATTAAAATATTAATGCCCACAATATGGTAATCTTTCTCTATCTAATTTAGGTATTTTTTCTGCCCCAATTGGCTTTATTTTCATTAAAGCATACCAATTATTTAATCCTAATGTTTTTTTAGATTCTATTACTGACAATTGGCGATGAACCTCATCATAATGATATCTACCGCAACATCTGCATAAACCAGACCAGCCAGGATTAACAATAACTGAAGCGAAATAACAACATTTATTTGGTTTAACAAATACTGATTTTTCTTTTTTCATGATTTAACCTTCAAATTTTCAATTAATTGAATAGTAAAAGGAAACAGTATTCCTCTTTTAGTATATTTCTGTATTAATTTCTCTTTTCCTATTTTCCACTCGTCAGTTAATGATCCTAATCCTTCGCTTTTATGCTTTACTAATATATCGGCAACTGCAACTTTATATTCAGTATTAATCAACATATCTAAACAAAAAGAAATATCATAAAAATTAAAATCAAATTGTTCATCAAATCTCATTCCATCCTTTAATATTTTTCCTCTAATCATTAACATTAATCCATCACAACATATTACATTATCGCTATAACCAATATTTCCCTTTATTAGATGTGTTTCTTCGTTATTGGAATGTTCTTGGACTATATGGCCAACTAATTTATCTGGCTCGTTAGCCCACCACATACAATTTTCTTTATATTCTAAACAACCAATAACTCCCAATAACCCAATTTTTGGATTACTGAAAACCATTTCAACTTTTTCTTCAAAACACTTATCTAATATTTCAACATCGTTATGTACAAAAATAACAATATCATTATCATTTAAAGAATCTTTAATATGTTCGATTGCATCATTATATTTTTTTGTTAAAGTTAATGTTTCGCCTTCTTTATCAAAAACATCATAAGAAACAGTTTCTCTATTAGAAAAATATTTGCCAATATATTTTTCATATATTTCTTTATCGTCTTTATTTCTTGCAATTACAAATTTTATCATATTCTCATTCAATCCTTTTTACATAATTCTTTTTCTAAAAAAATATTTGCATTAACCCAATCATAGAAAATTTTTATGTCATGAATTCCTTCACCTATAATTTTAATTGCTTGTTCGTAAGTAATTTTATATTTATAAGCAAATTGTTTCGTTTGTGTTATACCATAATTAATTTGATCTTCACTTAATTGTTTCATGATTACCTTAAACACTTCTGAAAAAATTCAATTAATGTAGCACAAAAATTAATTTCTTTGTCAATAACTATAGAATCCCAACGCATACCTTCTGCAATAATAGATATTGCTTGCGCTCTTTTATCCTCTTTCAATCGAGGAATAATATTATCAAATATTAAACGATATAATTCACTATAATTCATACTCTTTTCTAATAGATATTTTCTTATTTTGGCATACTCAACATTCATAATCATATCGTAAAATTCGTCATTCACTGCTTGCATATCCAATATTTGTTCATTAATACAATCATATATACTGGAAAATTGCTGTAATAGTTTTATCATTGAACGAATATCGGGATAATTTTTATCAATTATTTTATTGATAACTTCTTCTTTATATTCTACTTTTTTATACGAAAGAATTTCAGTTAATCTCTTCAAAATCTTAGGTTTCATTTCATCTACAACTTTTTTATCTGTCATATTGAAATCGACTAATTCACATCTTGATTGAAGAGGATCAATTACTCTTGTAATTTGATTACATGTTAAAATAAATCTACACGTTTGATGAAATTCCTCTATAAATGCACGTAATGCTTTTTGCATAGCTACATTAGAAGTAGAATCAATTTCGTCTAATATAACTACTTTCGGTTTTCCATTCAAACTTTTAACAGTCGCAAATTGTTTAACTTTATTTCGTATAGTATCAATACCAGTTTCTTCAGAAGCATTAATATAAATGAAATCGCAATCAATATCATTGCAAATTGCTTTAGCAGTAGTCGTCTTACCACTTCCAGGCGAAACCGAAAAGAAGATCATATTCTTAATTTCTCTTGCTTCGATCATTTTTGAAAAATATATTTTCAATTTTCGAGGCAAAATAATATTTTTTATATTTTTAGGACGAAAATGTTCAACCCACAAAAAACAATCGTACTCTTTCATATTATTTTCCTTTGCGTTTCATTTGTTTTCTTATTTGCTTTTTATAAAATCTTCTCTGATTGCGGTTCATATTAATATTTAACCCCTGCAAATACTGTTTCTGTTTTTCAGAATCAGGAAAAATGCAACCACAAGCAAATGGTTCACCTGTAGTTGCAGACCTCCCCAACCATCCCCTACCCCCACATTTTCTACAACCTTTTTTTGGTTCTTTAATATTGATTCCATTTTTTTGTGCTATTACTTTTATTATTTGATATGGATTTAAATTTTTCTTATCAACAATTTCTTTAGAATTTTGATCTAAATATTCTACATGTTCTTCGGGTACTTCGTATTCGTCTTGAAATTGATTTAAATCTGGCACTTTAACATCAAAACTATCAGAACTTGCAGAAATAACCTGTTCTTTATATAAATCATTTGGCGTTGCACTCAATAAAATATTTTCTTGTTGTTCCATTATTTATCCCTTTTCAATATACGAACCATCCATAAAGGTTTTATTACTTTAATTCTTTTAAATTTCTTCCATCTCTTTTGTTTTTCATTCAAATAAGTGTAAACAACATTTAAATCTTTTTTAGCTTGTTTACACTTATTTGAAATACTTTTTAAAATATCTTCAACCATTTTTACTCGTCTTTTTCTTCTTTTTCGCTACCTTCATTTAATGATGCCACAAAAACTTCAAGATTTACGTTTTCAGTATTATAGACGAATCTAACGATACCGTCAGATGCAATATTAAGAGAATAATCATAATCGGGTATAAGTGTAAAAACTTTACTTGAAATGGTTATATTAAATCTCTTTTCTATACTTTTCTCCAACTTAAATTCATCTTCCCATGAATTAGAATGTGAATCGTTAAAACATCTTATAGTAACATTATCGTTGTCAATTTTAAATGATACTTTTTCTGCTTTAATCAAACCAATCATTTTCTTAACATTTCTCAAAATATCTTTATCGAGTTTCAATGTTACAAATTCTTGAGGAAATGTTATTTCTTTAGGACCTTTCTGAATACTTTCAACATCAGACACTAGATATTTTACTTTTGATTTTTTAGAACAAATCAAAATCTTGTTTTCGTCTACTACCATACTCGGTTCGTCAAAAACGTTTAACAACTGATGAAATTCTGGATAATTATAAATTGCTAATGCTTCATCACCAAAATCAAACGAATCTGATGTGGCTGAAAGTACATACGCAACAGTTACTGCCGGATCAGTTCTTTTAACAATAACTGATTTCGAATCATTTTTCTCAAAAATGATACTTGGGTTAATAGTTGTAAGATCATTAACCAAATTAAGAAAATCTTTCTTAAACTTCAAAGAATCAGACATAAACAAACTCCTTATTTTAATTGTTTATTATTTACTTGAAATATACCCTATTTAAACGTTTAAATACACCCTACAATTAAGGATAATAGAAAAGTAATATCAAAGTACAACAAAAATTATCCTCAATTCTAGGTATGAAATAACGTGTTTTTCAATCTATCATCATAATCTTGTATAATTCTTGGATTTGACTTTCAATTTCAGTTTTTTTAGTAATTTCTGCAGCATCTAAACCATCGCCTATTCCCATTTTATTAGTCAATTTTTTATCTTCTTCTATCTTAACTAATAAATCTGCTAATCTGTCTTTATAATCATTTCCTCTTTCATCCCAATCAATAAACAACTTCATTATCTGTAATGGTCTTGTCCAATATCCTTTTTTATAATATTTACAAAATCTTAAAGCTGAAGAAACAGGACAGTGAATATTTTTAATTGCTAAAAATTGCATTTTTTCGTGTTCTGCAAAATCTTCGTCTGCTATACATTCGTTTTCATTAATTATTGCAATACGAGTTACTGTAAAATCAAAATTTTCTAATATCTCTTCAACTGTACCGTTTGTTTTAACATGAAATTCTTCTTTAGGTTTTATTAAATTAACTTTCGGGCACGGATAAAAAGAAACTGACGGTTTAAATACTACTGATATTTCATTTTCGTGTTTATTTTCAAATTTATTTGAAGTTAAAATATTTTTCAGTTCATTAAATGTTTCTTCATCTTTGCAATAAATATCAACATCGTCAGTTTGAGCTACTTTTTTAGTAGTAGAACAACAATATCTTGCATAGCCGCCGCAAATATATGCATTCTTATCTTTCATTAATTCATACAACTTTTTAATTTCCGTAAAACCTCTTAATATTGGCAATTTAACAAAAGTGGTCATTATTTCCTCAATTCTTCAAAATTTTTATATAATATTAACTCTAATTTCTTAATCTTTATTTTCAAATCTTCGAAACTACTAAATTTAAATCCTGCTGCCTTTGCATGTCCGCCGCCCCATTGTAATTTTTTTATTAATGTTCCAATATTCAAACTATCTACATTATGACGAATACTAACTGAATTTTGACTTTGACTTATTATAAAAATAATTTTATATCTCTGTTTCAAAAAATATTCTGCTAATTCATTATAAAATTTATCAGTATAAAACATTAAACCAAGTATAATTTCTGTTGGAAAAATTTCTAATTCATCTAATGCTTTTTGAAAACTCGCCTTTTCTTTCTGTATTAATTCTTTTTCAAAATCATTCCATTCAACTCTACCATCTTTAAATTCCTGTCTAAATCTTTGAGGAAAATAATGCCAAAATAAAATATTCAATTCTTTTGATTTAAAATGATTATGAATCCACATATCATAATCGTTTGTTAAATGAACTAATTCATTAAATTTCGATAAATCAACTTTAAAATTCTTCTCTAAAAATAATTTTGTTAATTTTGCACCACAATATTTCTTTATTACAAATTTATTTATACTCGGATCGTGCCATTCAATAATCGATTCGTGATGATCTATTAAAATAATATTGTCAGATAAATAAATATTATCTCTATTTTCTGGATGAATATCAGTCAAAAAAACTTTTTCATATTTACTATAATCTATTTTCTTTAATAAATCATCAAGAATACCAAATTTATAGCTAATATATTCAATATTAGGAAATACTTTTCCGAGAAGTATTTGGCACACTGTTCCGTCTAAATCATCGTGAGATATTGAAAGTATTGGTTTCATTAAAATTGTGCAAACTTATTTAAATTAGTTGTTACTTCTTCTTTACTGTTATCTATTTCTGATATAACATCCCTGTTTCTTAAAATAAAATTTAATGGGTCCTTTTCTTCAAATGCTCTATCAATTAAATTAAAAATTATAAAATCTTTTGAATTAAAAACTGATTCATAAAGTTCTTTTTCATCTACATTAATGGTATTTTCCATAATATTTTTATAATCTAAAAATTTATATAAATTATGCATAGCAACATAATTATAAAAATCTATATTTAATCCCGTTCCTCTCTTACCAACAAATCCTAATAAATCAGAGAATTTCATCGCCTTACAAACTGGACACTGACAAGGCAAATTAACATCTAAATTAATTTTTCTCTTTTCTCTATTTATTTTGTTAGAAATACACATATATTTTATTCCGTCTCTACTACACAATAGGCCATATCTCCCAAAACCGGCAGAAATTGTAAATATTGATGAATCAAAAGAAATATTAATATTCAAACCCAAATCATTTAATTTCTTTTGTAAATAAAATATATAAGGTAAAGAAAATAATTTACTATATCCTAAAATATGTATTAAACATTGTTTATTATTATTCTTTTCAATTTCGCCTTTTGAAAACAAAAAGAAAAAACTATATAATATATAAAATAAATTAACTGAACAGCCACCCAATGCCCAACCACCAGCAAAAGAAAAATCTTTAACTGAATCATACCACAAACTAATTTTTTCTTTATCTCTTCCATGTAATACATTTAAATATTTAGTTTTGCCTGTTTGTTTATTCTGAAAGTACTCGAAATTTTTTACACTAATTTTTATTTTTTCTTTAAAGTGTTCGCTAAAATTTTTTTTCGAGTTTTCATTTGAAACATATGGTGGGAAATCTAAATTTATTGCATAATTTGTATTATTTTCTAACCAATTAAATATTTTTCCTACTATATCATTTTCATATTTTAAAACGCCGGTCGCTAATTGAAACCCACCGCTATCTCCCAAAACAATATTTCTATTCAAATCATAATTTAAATCTTTTTTTGTTTCTTTTTTATAATTATGCCCGGCAGAAATCAACAAATAATTATAATTAAAAACACTATCTTTTTCATAAATTTTAAAACTTTTATTTGTATATTTATGAAATAAATTATCTTTGAACATCTTTAATTGTGGCACAAAATAAGCGGGAAAATAAATAGTTTTATTCATCAATTACCTCAGTATATATATTATCAATTAAACAGTATTTTTCTTTTATAATTTCTATATTAGAAATCATCTGCAATAAATTTTGATCATAATTTAAAAATAATTTTTTTATAAAATCTAATAATTTTTTCTTATTTTTTAAATAACTTATAAAATCAGTAGTCCAATTACTTGGATATCTAAAAATTCTATAATACATTTCTTCATAACTTAATCTATTAGGTAAAATTGGCAAAACATTTAAATATAATCCCTCAAAAGTTCCTATTCCCCATGTTTCTTGTAAATTAGCAGAAAATAATAATTTACTTTTAGCTAATTCTCTATAATATTCATCTTTTTTATAATTTTTTTCTTGACAAAAATTACATTTGATGCCTATTTCATTCAATTCTTTTTCTAAATCTTTTAAAATTTCTGGTTGTTTTTCTTTACTCATTCTATGTGGAAAAATTATAATATCTTCCTTTTTAATATTTTTATATTTATCTAAATCTTCAAATTTAAATGGCAACCCAGTTATAATAACTTTTTTTTCGAACTCGTAATTAAATTCTTTTAAAACCATCTCTTTATGATATTCAGTTGCGACAAATGATTTTTTTAATATATTAAAAATACTTTTTTCAAAATAATTATAATTCTTATAAAATTTTCCTAATAAATCATTTCTATCATAACTTCCTGCATGCCAAATTCCATAAATACTAACTGGTATATTATTTAAATCGCTCATATACTTAAGAGCTATAATTCCGTAATGCCACGCGTCGTAAAATAAAAATTTATCATTTTCTTGAATTTTATTCAATCTAAATAAATTACTAATTTTTATAATTTGTTCACTCTTCCAAATATTAGTAACATTAGGATTTAAAAAATTTTTATTATTAGTTTCTTCATAGGTTATTCCGTCAATTTCAATTATATCAGTTCTTTTTTCAATAAAATATTCAAACACCCATTTTTTCCATTGAGAAGTATATCTTTTTTCGGAGGGTTCTAAAGTAATTAAATAAATCATATATAAAAATAACCTCTAATATAATTAAAATCTCTATTTAACCCAGCTTCAAATCCTTCTTTATATTCACTAAACATTTTAAATCCTTTAGACCAAAGTTCTTCAGTATTTAAAATATTATTTTTTATTAACTCCACCGACAATTCCATACTTTTAATAAAATCTGAATTTCTTGGACTCGGCATTAAAATTGTGTGACATTTCCAACAATTTTCGAAAAAATTAGTTACAATATTTTCCTTAGGTGTACTTGCATAATTAATAATACCTTCATTTTTACAAATGTTTGTTATTTTTTTAAAATTTTCCGCTTTAGAAGACAAATCTATAACATAATCATAACTATTTTCTTCAATATCTTCTATATTATTTAATTTTAAATTTAATTTACCCCAATTTTTTTTGTTGCTGCTCCCACAAATATCAATTTTTATTTTGAGAATTTTAGTGCAGTATTCCGCAATAATTAAAGACATAAATCCAGAACCCACCAATAAAATATCTTTATTATTCTTATTATAATTTAAAGTTTTTTGCAATATATTTAATGCACATGCTACGGGCTGTATAATATATTTTTGATTTAATTCTGGGACTTTAACGAACTCGTTTTCTTTTGCAAAATAAAATTCAGAATAAGCTGGGTCAGAAATAGTTGAAACAAAATCTCCTTCTTTTACATTTTTTATTTCTTTTCCCACACTAACTACTACACCCAACCCCTCATGCCCGAATTTACCTAAAAACATTGGTGTTTCAAAACCACCATATACTGCAATATCTGAATTACAAATACCACAATATTTGGTTTGAATTTTTATTTCATTAGAATAGGCATTTCTTTCTTCATAATACCAACTATCTATATTTTTTTTACCAAAACTATGCAATATTTTCATCTTTAATTCCTATAAATATTTCTTTTTTATTTTCTTTTATAAAATTAAATGTAATATTCTCTTTAATATAAAATCTATTTTTCAATTTATATATTTGCAAGAAATCACTTAAATAAGGTTCTCTATTTAATCGAGTAAAGAAATCTTTTAACTTCGTCCCACCATTTAATAAATATTTATAAAACGCAGATTTATTATTTATTTCAATATTTTCTATATTTTTATTTCTTAAATTTAATAGATATTCCCCCCAATAATTTTTATCAATATTATTCAACTTAATTGAATTATTTAACAATGTATTTCTATCTATTGGCTCATTATAAAGATTAAATAAATCATCTACTACTTCTTCTCTATCTGTAACATTTACGAAACCATCCCACATTTTCCACCAACCATATTCTTTCATTAATAAACAATGAATATATGGCATGCATTCTTTTATAACAATGCAATAAGCTTCTAATTTTAAAGGATAAAATAAAACCTTACTATTAGATATAATATTAATTTTTTCTTGTTCATTTAAATTAGCATAAATTTCAAAATTATTATAATTTATTTCTTTAAATTTATTTTTAAATTTAATCTTATTATTTTCTTTAGTAATAATTTTTATTTTATATTCACAATTATATTTTTTCTTTAATTTATTTATAACATCGAAAAAGAATAAAATATTTTTTCTATCGTCCCACCTTCCTATAAATAAAATTCCTTCATTTTCTGAAATATTTGGGTTATATTTTTCTTCATAAAGGATCGGAAGTACGATACAATTTCCGTCTAATAATTTATTATTCAATTCACTTTGAGTAGCAAAATTTATACCAGGTAATAATTTCACATTTTTTAAAAAATCTATATATTGTTTAGAAAAAACATCTGTATTAGAATTATGTATTTCAGAATATTGAATAATTGAATGACAATGAGTATAATATAATACATGAATATATTTTTGCAAACCAAAATTTTGCACGCATAGAACAGATTCTACATCATTACAAATCAATAAATCAAAAATATTTTCCTTTAAAGATTCTGTAAAACTTTTTCTATAATTAATTACATTTTCGTATTGAATTCCTTCTTCAAATTGAAAAATTTGTCTATGTTCTGTTATTTTAATTGGATTTTCATTAAAATAGATATTTAAATCTTCTAAATTTAAATCTTTTATTGAATTTTTAAAGGGCGAATTTACTATTAAACATATTCGCCAATTATATTCTTTAAAAATTTTTACACATGATAATAAAAATACTCCTATACCACAAGGATAGAAAAATTTACTATCAAAAAATATTCCTACAGTCTTAACCACCTATTATCTCCAATATTTTTTTATCAATTTTTTGGTGATCGATATATTTTAATTTTGAAGGATAGATAATATCATCTATCATAATTTTATATACATAATCGGGGCACAAATCAAAAATATATTTAAATTTTGAATTGTCAGTAAATCCAATATCAATTTCTCTTTTATCTTCTATATTATTTTGCCAGCAACTAATTAATGATATATTTATATTAAGATATTTCATTAAAATTATATTATAATCGTCTACATCATATACACCATCTTTATTAATATTTCCATAATCGGTGTGTATAATTTCTTCTAATGAAAAATTATGACATTTATGATTTTTAATGATTTTTAATTTATTTATATTATTTATTCCAATAATACCAAATAAAAAATGCAATAAATGAGGCATTAAATCATAAGAGACGCCGCCAAAAGCTAATTCTTTATTGGTAAACCAACTGCCCGGGTATGGAATTCTATTTTTATTTAACCAATATAAATGTATATATTTTATACTATCTATTTTTTCAAAAATTATTTTATAAATATATTGTAATTGATCCCTATACAAATTATTTTTAACCATTATCAATTTTTTACATTTTTTTGAGGCTTCATTCCAATCTTCTATATTTTTCAATCCCGGTTTTTCAACTAAAATCACATTAGATATTTTACTCAATTTATAAATATACTCTTCATGCAAAAAATTAGGTAAAGATATTATACTTAAATCAATTTTATAATTTTCTTTTAAAAAATCTTCTATATTCAAAAAATCTGCGTTTTTATTTTTATCACTATCTATTGTAATAATATTATAATCTTTTTTTAGTAAAGAATAATATAATTTTCCAATTCCCAATCCGCAAATTAATATTTTTTTCTTACAAATATTCATTCCTGCATCCATTTTCATTATCTTCACTAACTTCTATTATAATTGTTCTATCTGTGAACTTTTTTCTTATAATATTATATAGCCAATCAGCAATCATCTCACAAGATTTATTTTCCCACAATTTTTTTGGTTCTAATTTATGCTCAATAAAATTTTTGAATTGAAAAAATTCTATTTCCCTATCATCATGAAATACTTCTATATATACTTTAAAATAAAATATATGACGATGTTTATATTTTAAAAATTCAACATCATTTTTTGCGTCTTTCCAAGAATGAAAGTTACTTTGTTGAGTGGTTACCCAAATATATGATTTCATAATTATTCTTTTATTAAACTAAAAAACTCTGCTCTTGTATTATTATTAGTTTGAAAATTTCCCAATAATTTACTTGTTTTCATATACGAATTATGATTTCTAACTCCGCGCATTTTCATACATAAATGTTGTGCTTCAACTACTACTCCAACGCCTAATGGTTTTAATTCATCCATTATAGCTTCTGCTATTTGTGTAGTCATATTTTCTTGTATCTGTAATCTTCTTGCAAAAATTTCAACTAATCGTGCTAATTTTGACAATCCAACAACTTTTCCTTGTGGTAAATAACCAATATGACATTTTCCAAAAAAAGGTAACATGTGATGTTCACACATTGAATAAAAATCAATATTATTACAAAATACCATTTCATCATTAGATGAATTAAATCTCGTACTTAAAATATCTTTTGGGTTCTGTTTATATCCCGAGAATAATTCGCTATATGATTTAATTACTCTATATGGCGTTTTAACTAAACCTTCTCTATTAGGGTCTTCGCCAATATATTCTAATAATTTTATAATATGTTCTTCTGCGTTATTCATAATTATTCACCTTTAAATCATAAAATCTTCAAAATATTTTGTAATATATTTTTTAAAATCTTTTTTATTTACGCTATTCCATTTGTCATAATATTGAACGATTCTATCAATATTTTCATCTATATCAATATTTTCATTTTCCCACGGAAACACCACCCAACCATATTTTTTGTGATCTTCATTATTTTGTTTATCTATTAAAGCTTCAAATTTTGCATTAGGATATTTTTCTACCCATTTTTTCTTTGTATTGCCGCTGTCAACAATATCGTCGACGATCAAAATCTTATCGATTTCGTCGTGATTATAATATAAATCTAAATCATGGGAAATAGTTGGAAGATTTTTAAAACAACTGGCAAGAATCATTCCGCCTTTTGGAATACCAAAAACTAAATAGTCTCGGTATTCAATTTCTATTTTATAAACCCAATCAATTACTTCATCCCAAGTAACACAATATCTATTCTTCAATTTTACTCTCCTCAAATGAAATAACATCAAATGCGTCTGCTTCACTTGTTCTCGCTGAAGAATTTTCAGTTTCCCATACTTCAGCATATGAAACAAATATCGTTCTTTTAGATTTATCATATTTAAAATCTGTTTTTAGCCAATCATCTGCTTTTTTAAATAATGCTCGGGCCATATTCTCTGCAGTTGGATTTCTTACCATTATAATAACACGTTTAAAATTATTTTTAAAGAATTCTTTAACTGAATTTTCTTCTTTACTCCATAAAACAGTAGAATGATCGAATTTATCAACAAAATCTTTGATGGGTTTTAATAATTTAAAATCAATTAACATGCCGTTTGATTGGTCGACATCACCATCTAAACCAATAACCCACTTATATGAATGACCGTGAATATTGAATTTACATCTAGTAGAAAATGAATTTCTTACTATGTGAGCAGTTTCTGATTTGAAAATCTTTTGAATAGACAAACTAAAATCCTTTCACTTGTTCAATTATAAAAATAATAGATTTAAAAATAAAAACAAGAGTTATTTTTTAATTATTTATAATCTAAAGGTATTCTGCCATAATTTTATCTATATCAAAAGGCGTTATTCCTTTATCTACAGAAAAAATAATATCTGCTTTTTCCTTATCATTAACTATTTTTCCTCTACCTTTTGCATGCATATTAAATAAATCATACAAATTAGGTTTAACTAAATTAACCATTGCTTTACCCATTAATGCGGCACCTTTTGTATTCGTTTCATAACAATTAAAATTCGGACTCTTTTTTAATGCTAAATCTGTCCATATCATTTTTCTTTCAACTAAATCAAATATAAATGGTATGCAAATAGTAGTATCTGCAGATATATCAATTTTATCTTGTACGGTTTTTGGTTCAAATATTTCGCCTGAATTTGGCTTCTGTCTTATCATCCAACCCATAAAACATTCAGGTATAGTATTATACGGTTGATTTGTATAACAATATAAATTTGCCATTACATAACGTATATCAGAATCAATAGCAGAAACTATATCAATATCAATAAATTCACAAGCCCCATTTGGAGCATTAGTTATATCGCCACTATGATATCCTCTAAATGATGCACTTTTCAAATTCGTCCAACTAATAAATTCTTTGCTTTTCCAATTCTCATTAAATGTTGCTGCAGTTAAATCAATATCTACCCTATCAAACCCGCGCCAAATATAACCATTTTTGCTAATATTCTTCCACCAAAGAAAAAATCTTAACGTATTCCCTTCTGGAATATTTATTTTACTACCTCTCACAATAGTTCTTAATGCTTTGCTTGCAGATCTTTGTGAAAATGGCACTAAAAATTCTTTCAATTTTTCATCAATATATACATTTCCTAATTCAGATAAATTACTAAATTTTTTAATTAATGTTTTTTCACAAATAGAAACAACATCTTTGCATGTTTCTTCGTTTATTTTCTTTAAATTATTTTCTTCTAAATGACCTTTTGCAACATTCCCTTTAGGGAAGAATATTCTTTGTTCTGTATTTTTATTTCTATTTTTAAAATGCGAATGAACTTGAAGCAAAACTGGCGTTGAAATTTTGTTCGCAATATCTTCAAAATTTTCGAGAACTGAACTTCTATTACTGGTTAAACGCAATAAATGATCTAATTTACGAGCAAAATCGCCGGGTCTATTTTTCAAAATATTACTGGCTTCTTTAACATTATGATCTTTTAGTAATTTTTCAACTTTTGAATTAAATGTTTCAAATGGCTTATTATTTCTCAAAATATCAAAAGATTCATATACATCTAAAAATTTGTTCTTATAATCACCAGGATGCAAATATTCTCCTAATTTAATCCATTGTGTTTTAAATCGTAGCATATCTTCAGTAATATTTCTGCATCCTTCTAATAGTGTTAATAATAATCTTCTTTCTTTTCTGCTAAATTTCTTAAATTTAGTATTTTTAGCTAAACTAATATCACCGTCAGACAATGAAACTGCAAATCTTAATACGTCAGTTGCTGTTTTAAAATATTTACATAAATATAATTCTCCGTGTTGCACATATTTAAGTAATAAATTGGCTAACAGAGCAACATTTTCTTTTAATGGTATACTTTCTGGCAAAAAATCTTTAATGTTTTTGCTATTTTCTTTTATAAACCATTCAACATCATTTTTATCGGTTTCAGACAGTGATGTTTTTGACGATAACAAATTAATACAAATTTGAAAAAATTCTTGTTCTGTTCCTAAATCAATAACTTTCAATTCTATATCATCCCGCAATCCTTCTCTTTTTTCCTTCTTATATTTTGGAAGAACTGATTGAATTTTTCCATCAGTAATATCAGAACACCATGTTGTTATATAATGGATATATGCATTTAAATATAATTCTATTTCGCTCATTTCCATTACTTGTGTTGGGAAATTAGAATACATTGGATTGAATTTTTTATTTGCGCCAATATTTTTTCTTAAATTAGCAATTAAATTATTATAGAAATTTGTTGCTTCAGAAGTTGAAAGTGTTCTTACTCTATTTAATAATTTTCTGGAAAAAACATAACCGAGTGATTCGATATTTTTCAATATAGTTGCTAAATATTGATTTGTTAATTTGAAATTACCTTTTTCAACAATAACTTTATTCTTTCTTCTCAACAAAATTAAATCATTCATATCAAACTCCTCACAAATAAAAAATAAGGAAATTGGCAGTTCTAATTTCGTGGCAGCGCCGAAGCGCTTAAGATTTAGAAGGAAGAACCACCATAGCCTTTAAAGTTTATAAAAAAGAGGAAATTAACAAATCTAAGTTATAATAATAGTAGAGAAGGAAGATTTGTTATGGCCTCTATTATTTTCAGTAGGAAATAGATAAAACTATTAATACCAAATTATTTATAGAAGGAAGTTTCATCATGGCCTACTTTATCTAACAAAAAGGAGAAAACAAATAACACCACATATAAAATAATTGATTTATTTTTAAAAAACAAGTTATTTTTCAATTCTTTTTAATAATTCTTCTTTTCCCATAATGCCCATTTTTTCAATTAACTTATTAATATCAAATTTTCCATTCCAAAAAGATTCTACAAGAAAATCATAATCAACTTCTTCTTTTTCGTTGCTAAATAAATCTATTTCGTCTAATGCTAATTTTAAATCATCTTCATCAAAAAGAGATAAAATTTCACCAATTTCCATTTTACCTTCAAGATATTTAAAAATCTCTTCATTATCAATTTGTTCTAAAACTTCAATTGGATCTATATCTACTGTCGTGGAAATATCTACATCGACGTTTCTCATTATACACCCCTTTCATTATCAAATAATAAACAGTGCAATCTACCAGAAATGTTCCAGCCATTATTTATGATTATTTTAAAATGATCTCTTAATCTATCTAATATTTCGGCTCCCATTACTCCAACAGGTTGCATATATACTAATGCATCAGGAATAAAATATTTTTTTTGTAATTCTCTCACATAATTAAAATCTTTATCGTCATAAAACAAAAATTTAACTATATAATTTAAACCTTGTTGATGACACTGTTGAATAAATATTGGATCTGTATTATGAATTTTCTCTTGTTGAAAATTACCTTTCGGCGAAATATTAAATACCGTATTTCTATATGTCTTCAAATTTTTCAATGTTACTGAATCTATTATTTGAGTGCCGTTCGTTTCTATCTCATAAAATTTATTTAAATTTTCTACATAAGGAAACCACGAAAAAATTTCAAGTATTTTTTGGTAATTATTTTTAAGTAACGGCTCGCCGCCAGTAAATACTATATTAACTGAATCTTTTATTAACTTTTTCAATTTAACATCTGATATATCTTTAATATTTCCTTTTAATGCATAATTAGAATCACAATTTTCACAAGACAAATTGCACGAAGGAAATCTAATAAATAATGAATTAGTGCCTTGATTGATTCCTTCTCCCTGAATTGATTTAAAACATTCTATTATTTTCATTTTATTCTTATATCTTTTATTATTAAAGGTTTTTCTGGTAACGGTTGCCAATGCGTTGCTTTTTCTTCATACCAATTTCCATATTTTTTAAATTCATTACGCTCACATGCATGATTACACGCATAATTTTTGAATATTTTTTTTCTAAAATCAAAAAGTGCTTCCCTCGGTTTATCTCCGCATTCTTCATCTTCTTTAGTATCGAAAATTAAAACTGGAACTCCATATTTCCCGGCATAAGGAGTTTTTCTATTTGGTAATATTTTTACGCTTATCCAACTCATATTATAAAAATAATTGATTTAAATTTAAAAACAAGATTTATTTTAAAAATTATTCAATGCGTCGCAAATTTTTTTACATGAATCCGGTACACTCTTATCGTCTTTTAGATGCTCGCGACTTGCAGTATGAATATGATAACGTTCTACAGTATCGTATACATGCCAAGTTCTTCCGCCATCTTCATAATCAAAATGTTGAATTTCATATCTATTTTTACATTTATTTGGGTTTAAAATATCGGGGCGATGACTTACAGAAAGAGATAATGAATCTAAATTTATACTCATTCGTGAATTTTGAGAACCACACCAGTGACATCTTCCATCTGCCTTTATTTGAATATCATGTAAATCATTTTTACAATTATCATTTTTATTTTTATTAATAATTTTCTTACGTTTTAATGCTCCTTGAGGAGCCTTCTCAAAATCTTCGTCTGTCATACACAATAAATCAGTCCAATGAAAATTAATATCTTCATAAATAAAGGATGATCCGTCAAATATCAAACCCATTTCTTGAAGTTTTTTACTACGTTCTTTTGTTTTTTCATTCATATTATCCCCTTTTAACTGCTCTTTTAATACTCATAAATTTCTCTGCACTTACTGATTTTTCAGTACAGTAAACCTCCAAATAATCAAAAAATGGATCATTTTTTAATTTGTAATCTTTATATTTATCATAAAAACTACATAATTTCTGATAATTATCTTTTGCTCCATTAACAAATTCTTTTATTATTTTTTTCTCACTATCGGAAATTACTCCGTCAGTGCTTGCTTTTTCTTTTTTTGTTATTTTTTTATTTTTATCAATAATTTTATCTATATTTTCTTGCAAATTATCATTAGTTTTAGTTTCTATATTATTTTCTTGTTTTTTTATAACTTTTACTTCTTCATCATTCATTTTCATGAATTTTTCTAAATTTTTCAAATTTTACTCCCGTTCATTTTACCAAAAAATGTTATAATACTTCTATAATCTTCTGGAATATTTAATAAACATTGTAATTTATTTCTTTCCCACAATAAATCAAAACTTCCATTTGGGCCCGGCAATATTTTTGGAGTATATAATATATTTCCTAAATTAACAAATAATTTTAAAAATGATTCCACTCTATCTAAAGTTTCTTTTTTATATTCTTTAGATCCTTCTCCATCCCAATTATCTTTATATTCTAAATATTTTTCTGCTTCTTTTATTATTTTTTCTATATCGCTCAATAAAATTCCCATATTATTTTACTCCTATCTATATATTAATAATTTTTTATTAATATTTTATCGCCTTTTTTTAATTTTTCGACTTTTTTCTTACCTTTTGGTGTAAAAATATTATGATTTTTTGTAATTCCTTCATGAAAACAAATATTTCCAAAATTATCTTCAATCGTATATAACTTTTTTGTATTTTTAATCACATTTTTAAATATTTTAGTTACTTTTTTATTTTCTATTTGTTTTGTCTTAAAATTATATGATTGAACTATATCACCCAATTTGACATTCTTTATTTTTTTAATGGTATCATCGCCCATTCTAACTGAAGAATCAGGATGAAAACACTCATCAATCAATAATCCTGCAAATCTTTGAAAAAATCCAGATTCTTTATTTTGCAGAGTTTGCCATGTACAAATTAAAACTGGTTTTCGTTCGTCGTACTCTTGTCCACTAAATAGAGTACAGACATATTTATCTGCATCAACCCATCCATAATCTTTAAAGTCTGATAACATTTGAAGCGTAAGATTGGTAGTAGGAACTACCAATAAAACTTGTTTTTGCAATAATAAAAGGTATCTAATTAAAACAAAAAGAACTAGACTTTTACCTGAACCCGTAGCACTTACTACCACCCCACGTTTATTCTTTACGGCTATTTTAAATGATTCATCCTGGTAATCTCTTAACTTAAATTTACTATCTGCAAATAATCTTCGTAAAAATTCATCTAATGTTGAAATCGATATATCATTTCTTATTTCATTAATATCAAATTTGGTTTCATATTGATATTCATTTTTAATACAAAATCTTTGAAATTCTTTATAAAATCCTATCGGCAACAAAGAATTTTTCATGTCATAAAACGATACTTTTCCATCCCATTTTTTCATTTTAACAAGAGGATTAAACCACCTATTTTCAATATAGCAAGAAAAATAATCCTTAATTTCTCTTTCTATATCATTATCAGTATCCAATTTTAGAAAAATTTCATTATATTTGTATATGTTTATCAACTATATACCACCTTCAAGAAATTTACGATAATCAACATAATTTTTAATAGAAAATCCCATACTTTTCACTGCATCTAATACTTTTTCTAAATATTTGACAATCACCTCCTGGTCGTTAAAGTTCTTCATTAAAGAACACCACTTATCGTCTTTAAATATATATGGTTCTATATCTGTTCTCTTATCTAATTTAAATTGATATTCATGTTTATAATAATGGTAAAGTTGGCCATATACCTTTTCTTTTTCTAAAGACATATTCCGAAATATTTTCAATTGTTCGGAAAAGATTTGACTATAATAAGAGTATAATTTTGGAACTATTAATGATTTATTTAAAACATTATTTTTATCTATATTAACATCATCATTAACTTTTTCTTGTAATATTCGAAATTCTTTTTCATCCATAATACTATTACCTTTATTTTTTATTAAAGAATATTCTGAAGATTTTGGTTAATACTAATATAACTTATTTGCAGAAAAAAGTCAAGATAAAAATTAATTAAAAATTAATTATTGCTTGAGCGTAGCGAAAGCAATAATTAATTTTACTTCGTAGTGTAGCGTAGAAGTTATAAATATACAATTTTGCAAATAAAATATTTAAATTTATAGTGAAAACAATAGATTTAGCAAAAATGAAAATAGTATCCCCTTTTAAAATATATATAAATATATTAACTAAAATTTTGTAACTTCAAACTTTTATTTTGCAACAATAAACTTTTATCAAGTCTTTAAGTTAAATTGCTTTCGCTATGCTCAAGCAATTTATTTTTGTAAACAAAAATTATACCTTTCTATTTATTTTTGCAAGCAAAAGTTTATTCTATATTCTATATTCTTTATTCTGCATATTGTTTATACTCCTTATTCTGCAAATTATCTATATTCTTTATTTTGCTAACAACAAAAATAATTTTAATGTTTATTATAATACTTGTCTAATACCGTTATAAGATTTTTATAATGGTTAAAATTCTTACAATAAAGTAAAAATTTTAAAATTAAATTTTTTATAATTTAATTTTTTTAGCTAAAGTATTAAGATAAGAGTTTTCAGTTAATTTTGGAAAAATATGTTTTTTACGCCAATCTGATGCATATTCAACATGTCTAGTTCCAAGACTAATTTGTTTATTTTTTTTATCTTGTAGAAGACTATGTTCATGTTCTAAATTGGCCATTTTTTCCCAATAATTTATTAAAAATTTCTTATCATTATCGTCATAAAAATAATTACAATCATTATATATTAATTTATTTAAAATATGTTCATTTAATTTGCTTGTAGTCGCATAATAATTTTTATAATAATAGTTTCCAGTACATATATTTAATTCATATTCTGTGTATTTTTTAAATGGTAATTCATCACTTTTAAAATAATTTTTACATTTTTGTCCAATAAAATATTTTGATATATTAGTGCAATCATTATATGATAGATTTAAATCATTTCGTAATTCATATTTTGTTACCGGTGTATTATAGTATAATCTTGCTATTAATTCAGTAAATATAAAGTCTCTAAAATTTTTGTATTTTAATTTTTTAAATTCATTAAATGTATGATTTTCATAAAGATATAGTTTTGAGTCATAAAAATTAAATATGTTACGATAACCAATTTTAATATTATAGTTTTTAGTTAGATCAAATATTGTTTTTGTTTGTGATTTTAATTGATATTCAAATTTGTTTTTTTCGATAAAATTAAATTTTGATAATAATTTTAAGTGTGATATAGTAGTTGGTGTTGAATGTTGATAATTAAATTTTTGTTGTTGAAATATTTTGATTTTTTTTGGATCGATGTTATTTTTTAAAAATATGCACGGTATATACGTATCTAATATAGTATTTGGTAGATTTAGTTTATTGAACAATATAGGGAGATTAAAGAGTAATGGCTCTTTATCTTCATCTATTTGCTCTTTATAGTAAAATTTATATTTTTCTGTCATTCGAAATTTCTTTTATAAATAGTTTTGAGGGACAGCCAACTTTACTGTCATTCAGTTGGTTTTTTGAACAAGTCGACATTCAGAATTACCTCACTTTTTAATTATTTATAACCGACGTTTTTAATTATTTATAATAACAATTTTTTTTTATCATTAAAATTTACTTTACATGTAATAATTTTCATTATAATTTATTGATTTATATAGCGAAAATATTTTTTAAAAATAGTAAAAATATCTTAAATTCATACTAAAAATTAAATTTTACTTTTTAAAATAATTGATTTAATTTTAAAAACAAGATTTATTTTAAATTTATTATTTTTTGTTCTTTTCGTCTAATTTAATCTTCCACAATCTATGTGAGCATTTGGAAGGTTCTATATATTCATCTTGTTTTTTATCTAATTTTGCTAATTCACACTCACCCAATTCATTTCTTGGGCAATTATCAATTTCACATTTTGAATTAGTAGTCATAAAAAATCCTTTTTATTTAATAAAATAATAGATTTAATCAATACTATTTTAATTATTTATAATTTCTATGAAAACAGGAAAATAATTTTATATAATAGTAATAATGAGCATATATTATAATATAATAAAGTTTTAATTTTTCTTGTTTTTAAAATTAAATCAATTATTTTTTAATTATAAGAAAAGGAAAATATATGAAAAATTATGCTGAACTTCATGATACTTTTTTGAAAAAAGTTAAAGAAAATTTGCCTGAATTAGAAGAAACTTTAAAAAGAGTAAGCGATCACTGGCATTATGAAGATTTGATATATAGATTTTATCATTATTCATTTAAGGTTTTTTATATTCAATCAGAGACAGAAAAAATGTTAGAAGTATTAAAGAAGTTAAAACCTAACGAAAAATGTGAATTTAATGATTTTTTTAAACAGATAGTGATAGAGGGAGTGTGCAAACGTTTTAATTCAGATACAACTAATAAACATTGGTTAAAAGAAACGAAACCAATGTTAGAAGCATTTTTTCATTGCAAATATTTTATTGAAATGGCTGTTAAATATGGAAAAGAATTAGAAAAAGCGCCTGAATGCATGCCGTCTGGATGGGCTGGGTTGTTATATTTGTATAATTTGAGGTAAACATGAAAATAGAAAGTTTTGGAAATACTGCAAGAAAGAGTGATATTGTTTTAACGCCAGAATTAATAGCGAAGGATATAATAGAATATTTTAAACCTTCAGGTATTATTTTAGACCCATGTCGAGGTATTAATGCAGTTTTTCATAAATATATGCCTATAGGTTCTCCATTTTGTGAAATTCAAGAAGGTATTAATTTTTTTGAATATAATAAATATGTTGATTGGATTATAGGTAATCCACCATATTCGATTTTTAGAGAATGGATTACTCATAGTTTTAGTATTTCTAATAATATTGTTTATTTGCTGCCGATTCAATTAGTTTATAATCCGTTACTATTATTACGCGAAATATTTGAATATGGCGGTATACCTCATATTAGATGGTATGATGTCGGATCGTATATTTTTTGGAGCCGTTCAAGAATTATAGTAGCAGTTTATTTTAAGAAAAATTATAAAGGTCCTACTTCGTGGAGTATAGTAAAAAATATATCACAAGATACAAAAATTAAATCATTTATTGAGATGGAATAAATATGGAAGAAATGAAAGATAACTTTTTGGAATTTAGAAAAAATATTGATAATGTTATCACTTATTTAACTAATTTAAGGAATGAAATTAATAAAAATAACGCCAATTTAGTAGAAATATTTATTTCAGAAAAACAAGAATCGGAACCGTTTTATAATTCGTATAATACAGTAACTGAATTTGAACCAATATGGAAAGAAAAAGAAATATTAATACGGGACTTTAGACGGGCATAAGGATTTCAAATATGTACATTCATTTCGAGTATATTTCATTTAAAAATTTTCTAAGTTATCCTGCAACTGAAACTAAATTCGAATTTAAAAAAGGATTTAGTTTACTGACTGCAAAAAATGGCGAAGGAAAATCATCAGTTATTGACGCTTTATCATATAATCTTTTTGGCGAGCCATACAGAAAAATTAAATTAGAAGAGCTTATTAATAGAACAAACCGTAAATGTCTTTATACTGAATCGCAATTTAGAATTAATAAAGATGTATATAAAATTATTCGAATGATGAAACCCGATAAATTAATTATAAAGAAGAACGATACTGAATTGGATATGTTATCGTCAAAGAAATTAATGCAGGAAGAAATTGATAAAATTCTTGGCATAGATTATAAAATGTTTAAAAATGTTATTTCACTTGCTATTAACTATAATAAGCCGTTCTTAGAATTATCAAAGCAGGAAAAGAGAGAGATTATTGAATTGATTTTTAATGTAGATATTTTTGGCGAAATGTTAAAAGTATTAAAAAAGAAAATATCAATACTTTCTACTGATGTTGAAATAGATAAAAATACAGTAAAAATAAAAGAAGATAATATAGTAGAAGAGAAGAAAAGAATTGGAAATTTGAAGAAAAGTAAAGAAAATTTTGAAAAGAAGAAGAAAGAAGAAATTGTTGATATTGAAGATGATATTGATAGAAAAATAGTAAGTATAGAAAAAACAAAACAAAAAATCGAAGAATTAAAAACATTATTAAAAAATATTAATGAATTGAATGAAACAACTATTAAAGAATATGAACAAAAAATAATTGAAGAAACGAAAAAAATTGAAGATCAAACTAAAAAAGTAGAAGAAAATATAAGTAATGAAATTGTTGAATATAATAAAAAAATAGAAAGTGTTAAAAGGGAAATACTTAATTTAGAAAATGAATTAACAGAAAAAATAGAAAAATTAAAAGAGAATTTAATTGAGTATGAAAAGGTAGACATTAACAAAGAATCAGAAATTTTAAAACAAATAAAAGTTAAGGAAAATGAAAGTTATTCATTAGAAAAAGACAAAATTAGAATAGGAAAGAAAGTAGATTTTTTTAAGAATAATGATATTTGTCCGGAATGTGAAGAAAAAATAAGTGAAGAAAAAAGGAATATTAAAATAGAAGAAAAAAATACTCAAATAAAAGATATTTTGGAGAATATAAAAAATATTGGGGCAGAAGTCGATATATTAGAAAATAAGATAAAAATTATTAATGAAAAGAAGGTTTTAGAAAGTAATGTGAAATTTGAAGAAACAAAAAAGAAAAATGATATTGAAAAATATGATAAATTAATAAAAGAATATAGTGATAAGATATTATTTTTAAACCAATCATTAGAGAATAAAATTCAAAATATAAAATTATCTTCTAAAGTAAAAGATTATGGGCACGAAATTGATAAATTAAAACAAAACGTAAAGAAAAAAGAAGTCGATTCTCAAATACAATTAGAAGAGAAAAATATTGAAAATAATTTATTGAATATTGAAAGTTTAAAAGTTAAAAAAGTTAATGAAGAAAAAAGAGAATTTGATGTTAATATTGTTGAAATAGAAAAAGAATTTGAAATTAAATGTGATGAATACAAAAATTTACATACTAAATATAAGAGTAATTCTGATCATTTAGATAACTGCAATATAGCAAAAGAATTATTGTCAGAAAAAGGAATTAAGGCATATTTCTTTAAGAAATTAATACCAATCCTTAATCATAAAGTTAATGGTTATTTAGGTAAATTTGATTTACCAGTATGTATAGTTTTTTCGGAAGAGATGGAAGAAAAAATTTCTACTTTAGACGGAAGAGAATCGAGTATTAATTATTTTAGTTTTTCTGCAGGAGAAAGAAAGAGAATAGATTTAAGTATATTATTTAGTTTTATCGATACTATGAAATTAATATCTAATTGGCAGTGTAATATTTATTTTCTCGACGAAGTGTTAGATTCAGGTATTGATTCAGATGGGTTAGAAAGTCTTATAAATAATTTAAAGGAGATGTCAGTCAATTCAAAAGATATTGCTATTTATTTAATTAGCCATAAACTGCAAGATGATTCAATTTTTGACAATGTAATTAAGGTAGAAAAAGAATTAGGATTTTCAAAAATAATTTTTTAAAGGAATTATGATGTTTAGAAATATTGTTAGAAGAATAGAAAGATTATTTCAGAGAATATTTAGAGGATGGGATGATAGTGATTTGTGGAGTATCGATTATTCATTTTCTAAATGGTTTTTGAAACTATATAATAAAGATTTTAAATTTAGATTTATATTTGTGGAATCATTTAAAGCATTCAATTTAGTATTAAATGAAAGTTATTTAGATTATATAGGAATAGATGATTATAAAAGATTATTAGAAGAAAGAGAAAAAGAAATTGATAAAGGGATTAATGAATTAGTAACAAACTATTTTCTTTGGCAAGAATATGGTATAGTTGATTGGTTATTACCGAGGTTGAAAAGATTTAGAGAAATGACTAATGGATATCCGACAATAATACCTATAAGTATGAGGTATAAAGATTTAAAATTAGACGATAAAAAAGAACAAGAATTGACTGAAATGGGATTTAAACAATGGAAACAAATATTAGATAAAATGATTTTAGCATTAGAATTATTAAATGAAGAGTTTTATTATTGCGATCCAGTAAAATTAAGAAATGTTAGAAAAGGATTGCAATATTTTAGAAAATATTTTAGAGCATTATGTGATTGAGGTATTATGTCTGAATATGTAAATAATGATGATTTTTATTTATTAATAAAAGAGTATCGTAGAACTAAATCTAAAAAAAATTATGAACAAATAGGAAAGATTTTTTTAGAAATAGTTAATCATTTATTATATAGCCCCCGTTTCATCAATTATGATGATAATATTAAAACTAATATTGTTTCTGATGCGTGTTGGTTTATGGTAAAATATATGGATAATTTTGATAGTGAACAATATTCAAATCCATTTTCATATTTTACTACATGTGCGTGGAACGCCGTATTAGCTAATATTAATAAGTTCCATAAAACACATAGAACCACAATTTCTTTAAATTCTATGGATAATTTAAATGAAACAGATTCGGTTAATGTAGATTATAATGAAACGTATAAAGTTGATGAAGACTTTGTTGAAAATGAAATTAAAAAATATATTTCTCATTATTATAAAACATAGCAGGGTGGACTGGATGAGGTACCAGCTCAGCCTCATAAGCTGAATTAAGTGAGTTCGAGTCTCACCCCCTGCTACCTTATTCTGAAGGAGTTGAAAGTGAAAGTTGGTTTAATTGCAGATTTGCATTTCGGTATTCATAAATCTTCCAATATTTTTTTAGATTCACAATTAAAATATTTTAATGACGAATTTATTCCTTATCTAAAAAATAATACTATTAATGATGTGTTTATTTTAGGAGATATTTTTGATAATAGAAATTCAATTAATGTAAAAATTATTAATGAAGTATATCATTTATTCGATGAATTATCAAAAGTTAGTAAATTATATATTCTAATTGGCAATCACGATATGTATTTGAAAACTAATAATGATATTCATTCGTTGAAGTTTTTAAAGAAATTTGAAAATATAAAACTAATCGATGATAAAGAAATAATAGAGATAAACGATAAAAAAATATTATTATCTTCGTGGCAAATAGACGAGAATGATTTTACAAAATATCTGAATAATGTAACTGCAGATTATTGTTTTGGCCATTTCGATATAAATGGTTTTAAGATGAATAAATTTAAGAATTGCGATATGGGATTTAATGATAAAATTTTTCATAGATTTAAAAAAGTTTTTAGTGGCCATTATCATTTAAGAAGTAGTCAAACCAAGAATAATACAGAAATAATATATGTTGGAACACCATATTCTTTTACACGAGATGATATTAATGAAGAAAAAGGATTTTGTGTATTAGATTTAGAAAAAGATAATTATGAATTTATAAATAATAAAAATAGTATTAAGTTTATTCTTATAAAATACCCAACAGAGATCAATAAAGATTTAATCAAAAATAATATAGTAGACGTTCAAGTTGAATATAATGATAAGTATAATGAAGCAGATTTTCAAAATTATTTGCAAAAAATAGAAACTTTTTCGCCTATTAGTGTGAGTACGAAATTAATTAATAATTTTTTAACTGGCGATGAAATAAAAAATGTAGAAGAATACAAAACAACTGATATATTGTCATTAATTGATCAATATATTATGGGATTGGATATTAATAATAAAGAGAAAATAGAAAGAATAATTCATGAATTATATGAAGAAGTGAAAGTGAGTACGGTAAAATGAAAAATGAAGTTTTTATAAAAGAATTTAATAAAATTGCAAAAGCAGTAAATGATATCGCAAAAGAAAAAGGTTGGTGGAATGGTGATAGAAATGACGGCGAATTGATTGCACTTATGCATTCAGAGTTATCTGAGTGTTTGGAAGGAATGAGGCACAATAATCCTCAATCTGATCATATTTTAAATTTTACAATCGTGGAAGAAGAATTAGCAGATGTTATTATTAGAATTATGGATTTTGCAGCACAGAGAAAATATAAAGTAGCAGAAGCTTTAATGGAAAAAATAAATTTCAATAAAAGTAGAGAGTATAAACACGGTGGCAAGAAATTTTAAATTAAAGGATAAATAATATGTCTGAAGAAAAACAAATTATACAATATGACCCGTCGAAATTAATGGAAATGGTGAGAGATAGGATACGGGCAACGTATGTATCATTGATACCTGAAGAACAATGGTCACAGATGGTCAAGAAAGAGATTGATGCGTTTTTTGTAGAACGCGAGGGTTATAGAAATTATGAACGGATGTCTAATTTTAAACAGGTAGTTTATGGCGAATTAGAGAAAAAAGCAAAGGAAATTGCAAAGCAATATCTTGATTCTATTTCTTCTAATGATTGGGAAGGAAATGTTCTAAAACCGAGTGATTTCGTGAAAGAACTATTTGCCGAACATGCAGGAAAAATACTTTTAAGTACTCTTGGTAATATGGTTCAACAAGCAGTTAATAACTCAAAACAATATTAGAGGATAAATAATGAATTACGGATCACTGACAAGCAATTTAGAAGAGTTTAAAAAACAACTGACAGAAGGTAAAAAATTTACTCCGCAAGTTCAACAACAAATTGTTAGAGTAACTAAGAATTTGATCTGTGCGGTGCCGAGTGACTACAGCGGCTGCGGTTTCATAAGATGTCACTGGCCATTAGGATATCTCAATTCAGTTTTCGGTAAATCACAAAAATTACAAACAGTTGTTATGCCATTTTTCTGCACGCAAGAAGATATTTTAGTTAAAACCAGATCAATATTTTTACAAAGGACAATGAATCCAATTCTCGTACCGATGGTTATGCGTTATAAAGAAATTCAGAAAAAATTAAAATTTAAAATGATTTATGATATTGATGATTTTATTTGGAAGGGAAATAATATAGGAGAAGATATTCCAGATTATAATTTTGGAGGAGAAAAATTTGACGATAATGCAAGAAATGCATGTAATCAGATAATGAGTCTTTGTGATATTATTTGTGTTTCATCAGAATTTTTAAAAAAATATATAACAGAAACAATCAAAATAAAAAATGAAATTAGAGTTATTCAAAATACTGTTCCAATGTTTTTTTGGGGTAATAAAAGAAAAGAACCCATAAAAGAAAGAATTAAAAAGCCTAAAATAATATGGACGGCATCGCCAACTCACTGGCACGAAGTTAAAAAATTGAAAGGCGACATGGATAATGCGTGGTGTGAATATATCATCAAAAATGTTAAAGAAAATAAAATAGATTTTGCTATAATGGGATGTGAAAGTGCGCCTTTCTTTTTTAAAGAATTAGAAGGCAGAAGTAATTTTCATACTATTGGATGGGTTATTTCTTATAAATATCATTTACCTGTTTTAGAATACGGTGCAGATTTTGCAATTGGGCCTTTAGTACCAAATTATTTCAATTATTCTAAAAGTTGTATTAAAATGCAAGAGTCGTATGCTTCAGGGTCAGTTTTTATTGGAAGTACGTTTAATAATGGTTTTCCTTCTCCTTATGATGAAGGAATGGTAACTATACCTCATAATTGTTTAGTTAAAGATATTGAAGATTGTATTGAAAGATTGAGTGAACCGAAAGAGTATAATACAATTCTGGAAAATCAATACAAAATGATGCACGAAAAAGGTTGGTATTTAGAATCTGCTAAATATGTTAATAAATTAGTTGAGTTATTTTTTAAAAAATAATTTATCTTGTTTTTAAAATTAAATCTATTATTTTTATAAATAGAAAAGGCAAAAAATGTTATATTTATCAATTAATTACGATTTTTTTAATAATAAAGTTTATCACAAATATATTGATAACGAAGGTAAGAGAAAGAGTGAGATAGTTTCTCCAGAAATAGAATATTATATTTTTGACAAAACAGGAAAATCTAATATAAAAGATATTTATGGAAATAGTGTTATTAGAAAAACTACAGATGAATATAATAAATTAAAAAGTGTTTTAGATAGTGGCGCAGAATGTTGTGAAGCTGATTTACCTGGTGAATTGAAGTTTTTAAATAAGATTTATTTAGATGAAAAGATCGAGTTCGAACAAGAAAATTTTAATATATGTAAAATTGATATAGAAGTTAAAAGTCCCGATGAATTTCCTTCTCCTGCAGATGCAAAAAAATATCCAATTAATTTAATTTCAGTTAAAATTAATGGCGAAATGACAACTTTTGGTATAGAGGAATATACTGGCGATAAAGTAAAAAATTATTATTATATACCAGAAGAAAAGACTATGTTAGAAGAGTTTGTAGATTTTTTTAGAAAGAAAAAAATTGATATTTTAACCGGTTGGTATATCAATCAATTCGATATACCATATTTAGTTAATAGATGTAAACATTTAAATATTGATTATACAAGATTATCGCCATTTAATGTAGTTAATGAAAAGAAAAAGTTTAGCGAGTATGTTATATTTGGTATTTCACAATTAGATTATATTGATTTATATAAAAAATTTACTTATGGAAGCAGGGAATCTTATTCGTTGCATTCTATAAGTATGTTAGAATTGCAAGAAGGAAAATTAAAATTAGAAGGTTCTGTTAATAATGAATGGCAATACAATTGGAATAATTTTGTTGAATATAATGTTCAGGACGTTAATTTAGTTGATAAATTAGATCATAAATTGCGTTTTATTGAATTAGCTTTGATTATGTCGTTTGATGCATTAATTCCTTTTGAAAATATTTTTTCTACATTGCCATTACATACTGGTTATATTTTGAGATATTTACATAAAAATAATATGGTAATGCCTCAAAAGAAAAAGCAAGAAGACGAAAAATATCCAGGTGCGTATGTTTTTGCTGAACCAGGTATATATAAAAATATAATTAGTTATGACGTAGAGAGTGAATATCCTTCGATGATTATGCGTTATAATATATCGCCAGAAACTTTAAGAAAAGATCCAAAAGATTTTACTAATTTAATTTCAACCCCTCTATCAGAATATAAAAAATGGGAAACAGTAGATGGGCTTAAAGAATATGGCGGGATTTATTATGATGGAAGTAAAAAAGGAGTGTTAAATTCAATTACTGAAGAAGTTTTTGCCGAAAGAAAGAAATTAAATTTAAAAAAAGAAATATGCAAATATAAATCTAAAAATAAAGAAATTGAAGAAATTGCAAAAATATTAAATATTGATAAAAATAGAATATTAGAATTATATAAAGAAATTGAAGAAGAAAGAGGCAATTCTAATTTATATGATGTTAGACAAAAAGCAAGAAAAATACAATTAAATTCTTTATATGGCGCTATAGCTAATAGACATTTTCATTTATATAATATTCATAATGTTATTACAATTACATTAGGCGGACAGACTTTGATAAAATATTTAGTGAATAATATTAATGATTATTTGCGAAATTATTTTTATAAAAATAAGAAATATTTTAGTGTAATAGACGAAAAAAATAAATTAGTTAAACCTATATCAGTTGTTATCGATACGGATTCGATTTATTTGTGCCTTAATGAAGTTATAGAAAAGTTAGGATTGAAATTTAGTAATGACGATGAATTTAGAAATTGGGCTTTGAATTTTGACAGAGAATTTTTGTCACCATTTTTTAAAAAAATATTAGATATTGATGCAGGAAAATATAATGTAGAATCTATTATAAATTTTAAGCGCGAAAAAATTATTAGTGATATGATAGTTATAGCCAAGAAAAGATATATAAATTTTGTAACAGACGAAAAAGGTCATAAATTCGACGAGCCTGAAATTAGCAGTACTGGAGTTGAGATTGTTAGAACAGATACGCCTAAGTTTTGTAGAGAAAAAATAAAAGAAACAGTACAAAAAATTATTAATTCTAATAAAGACGAAACTATAGAATTAATGAAGAAAATTTATAAGGAGTTTAAAAGTTCTAATGTTGGCGATATTGCTAATCCAACAGGAATTTCAGATTATAAAAAATATGCCAAATCTATGGAATTTTATGAAAAGAATGGTTTACAGTATCCAAAAGCATGCCCGATTCATGTACGTGCAGCTATTAATTATAATTATTTAATAGATAAATACAAGTTGAAATTACAAAGAATTTCTAATGGTACTAAAATGAGATATTTATATGTTTCTGAACAAAATGAATTGAATAATAATGCTATAGGATTTATTGGCGAGTATCCAGAGAAATTTAAAGAAATTTTTAGAGTTGACTATAAAGTACAGTGGGAAAAAACATTTCAAAATGTTATTCAAAGGATTTTTGATGCTATAGGTTGGGGAGCTATTTCATTAGAAAATTCATTAAAAAAATGGTTTTAATTAATAGGAGGATTAATGAGTAAAAATTCATTACTTGATAGAATATTAGAAACGTCAAAATCACCATATAAAAATTTGCTGTGCGATTCTGAAATTTTTAAAGGAACAGAATCTATTCCTACTTCAATACCAATGTTGAATGTAGCATTATCGAGTCAAATTGATGGTGGATTGACTCATGGAATTACTATGATTGCAGGTGATACAAAAAGATTTAAGACACTATTTGGTTTGCATTTAATGTCTGCGTTTCAGAAGAAATACAAAGACGGTGTATGTATTTTTTATGATACAGAAGCGGGAATTACAGAGCGGTATATAGAAAATGCCGAAGTTGATTGGAAGAAAGTTATTCATATTCCAGTTAATTCAATTGAAATATTAAAAACAGAACTTATAAATCAAATAGAACTTATCAAAGCCAATAAAAATAAAAATGATAAGGTTTTTATTTTTATTGATTCAATTGGAAATTTAGCGTCTAAAAAAGAAATTGATGATGCTATAAAAGGCGATATTAAAGTTGATATGACAAGAGCAAAACAGTTAAAATCATTGTTTAGAATTATAACAATGGATATTAATCTTTTGAAAATACCTTTAGTTTGTATTAATCATACGTATAAATCACAAGATTTTATTCAACAAGATATTGTTGGAGGTGGATCGGGCGGGCAATTGGCTAGTGACACAATCTGGATTATAAGTAGAAAACAAGAAAAAGACGGCGATGAAATAGTAGGATATGATTTTTTCATTAATGTTTGGAAATCAAGAACAGTTAAAGAAAAAATATCAAAAATTCCTATTAGAGTTTTTTGGAAAGATGGAATTCATAAATTTAGTGGGTTATCTGATTTAGCAATAGAATTGGGTGTTGTTGAAAAGACAAAAGAAGAAAAAGAAAAAGTTTTAAAATTTGAAGATAAAATAGTTTCAGTAGATGCCGAAGATATGAATGCAGATTTTTGGAATTACGTATTAGAAAAATCAAATCTTAAGCAATTAATTAATGAAAAATACCGAATTTAAAGGGCGTGATTTATCGATCCGATTTTCTTTGAAAAAGTTCTTTTAAAATTCATTATATTAGATGAAAAAGTAAGAGGGAAAGTTCTTCCTTTTGTACCTATAAAGATTTTTGATGACCCACAGTGTAAAAGTTTATTAAAAATTATTTATAAGTTTCAAAAAGAGTATAAGAAATTTCCTTCTATTAAAGAACTTAAATTACTTATAAAAGATTCGAATATTCTTGATCGATTAGAATCAGTTTTGAATACTGATACAAAAGAATATGAGAATGAATTTCTTCTAAAAGAATTAGAAGATAATTTTAGAGTTAAGCTAATTTTTAATGAATTTGCTAATGGCGTTGAACAATTAAAGGAAGGCGAAGTTGATAAGATAAGTATTGTTGCTGATGAAATTAAAAAAATAACTTCATTTACATTCGATACTAAAATAGGATTAAATCTTTTTTCGAAAGACGGTTTAGATAGAATTTATCAGCACATTCATTCAAATAATATAGTTGTGCCAACAGGAATTAAAGAGTTTGATAGTAAAATACAAGGCGGTTTTCATAAAAAGTCTGTCAGTGTTATATTAGCAGAAGGTGGCAAAGGAAAAACTCTTATATTATGTGCATTTTCAGCAAATATGATTTTACAGAATTATAAAGTGCTATATATAACATTAGAATTGAGTGAAGAGTATATAGGAGAGAGAATAATACAGAATATTTTTAATGTAGAACAAACAGATTTGAAAGGTTTATCGAAAGAATCATTGTTTAATAAGTTTGAAAAAGTTAAAAGCGGCATTCAAGATAAGTTAATAATAAAAAAATATCCCGCCGGTGTTTTAAATGTTAATATGGTAAAAAGTTTAATGCGAGAATTAGAAGGAAAATTGAAATTTGAACCTGATATAGTAATGATAGATTATTTGGGTTTGTTTGCGGCATTGGGAGCAGGTAAAGATGCAGGTAGCAACGAAAAAGGTATAGCTAAATGCCAAGAATTAGAGGCTTTTGCTGACGAATATAATTTACCAGTGGTTGTTCCAGCACAAAGTAATAGATCTGGTTATGGTTCTTCTTCTTTAAACCCCAAAAATATTGCTGATGCCATTGGTATATTTACGGAAACTGATTTGGTTGTTGGAGTAACGCAAACAGAAGAACAACGAGAATTAGCAATACCGGTTTATTCTTGGAGCATAATGAAAAATAGATTTGGTTTAAATATGCAAGATTTGAGTGTTGGTGTTAATTATGATAAGATGAAATTAATTAATTTGGATAGCCATGAAGTTACTCAAGAAATGGATAAAATAGAAGCAGAAAAAATAAAAAATATAGTTTCAGATAAAGATTTTAAACAAGACGACAAGATGAAAGATATTATAAAATGGAGTTAATATGACTGACCACTTGTTTTGGGAAATAAGAAGAAGAGAATTTTATAGTTGTTTGGAAGGAATAAATGATTTTTCAATTAAAACTTTAAAAAATATTTTTCCAAATAAATCAGTTAATCTCGCGTATAAGGAAGATTTTAATTTTATATTGAGGCATTTAAAAAAGAATGACGAATTTGATTTAATCGATTCCATTACTTATATAGAAGAAGATTTAACAAACATGAAAAATATAATGTTAATTTTAGACGGAGAATCGATGGAAATAATAAGAAAAGAATTAGCTAAAAAATATCATAAAAAAATAGAAAAAAGTAAATTAGAACAGTTTTTAAAGTTTTTGTAATATGAAAAATATAAATGATTTTGTAAATAAGATAATTTGTGGTGATTGTCTGGAAGTAATGAAAGAAATTCCGGATAAGAGTATTGATATGATACTTCAAGACCCGCCTTATTTTTCTATAGCATGCGAGTGGGAATGGGATATCATGACTAAAATAGAAGAATTATGGGCGGAATGGAAGAGAATTATTAAAGATAATGGCGCAATAGTAATGACAGCATCTCAACCATTTACAAGTAAATTAATTATGAGTAATTTGGATATGTTTAAGTATGAGTTGATATGGGATAAAAGAAGAGGGTTCGAACCACAGTTGGCTATGATAAGACCTCAAAAAAGTCACGAAAATATATTGATATTTTGTAAAGGTAAAACTACTTATAACCCACAAAAAACAATATTAGATAAATTGGATAGAAGAATTGGGAGTGGTAGAAGAAATAATAGGATAGATGGAACTGGGCATAATTTACTTTCGTCAATAAGTTCTGGCGAAAAGGAATATAAAGATAGATTTTCATTAAGTATACAGTTTTTTGGAAATGCAAATCAAAAAGATAAACAGCATCCCACTCAAAAACCATTATTACTTTTTGAATATTTAATTAAAACTTACACAAATGAATGCAATATTGTATTTGATGGTTTCTGCGGTTCAGGAACAACCGCAGTTGCATGTCATAATTTAAATAGAAATTTTATATGTATAGATAAAGAAGAAAAGTATATAGAAATATCAAATCAAAGATATGATAAGGCAGTTAAAGAAAAATTACCATCTATTAATTTAAAAACTTGGATAAAATGAAAAATATATCTGAATTTGTAAATAAGATAATTTGTGGTGATTGTCTGGAAGTAATGAAAGAAATTCCGGATAATTCTATAGATTTAGTTGTTACAAGTCCGCCATACAATATTGGGATTGATTATGATAGTTGTAATGATTCATTATTGTGGCATAAATATTATAGACAATGTGAAAAATGGATGGAACAACTATATAAAGTTTTAAAAGATGATGGAAGATTTGTTTTAAACCATTATTTATCGTTAGGTACTTCAGAAAAAAGATCTGCTCCTTTAATGGAATTAAATCATAGAGCTTGTGATTTAGGATTTAAACATCATTCTGTAGCATTATGGATGGATTATACTATTTGTGCTCCAACTGCATGGGGAAGCTGGATGTCTGCAAGTGCGCCTTATATAAATTCGCCAATTGAAGGAATTTTAATATTATATAAAAATAGTTGGAAAAAACATGAAAAAGGTATTAGTGATATATCAAAAAATGATTTTATTAATTTAACTCATGGAAAATGGAATATTAAAACTGAAACAAAAGGGCTAACTAAAGCCAATTTCAGTATTGATTTGGCGAATAAATGTATTCAATTACTTTCTTATAAAAATGATATAATTTTAGACCCATTTATGGGTTCGGGCACAACAGCTGTTTCTTGTATTAAGAATGATAGAAGATATATTGGTATAGAGATAAGTCAAAATTATTGTAATATCGCCGAAGAAAGAATTAAGAAATTAGAACCGGAAATTGAAAGTAAAAAGAATTTAAGTAAATGGATAATGTAAATGGAATCATCAGTTATTAGAGTATTTTCAATTATTAGTAATATTAGGGAATCTTTGAAGAAGAATAAAGAAATAGATATAGATAGATTAGTTTTTTTTAAAAGACTGGAAAGGATGCATGATTTTTTAAAAAAACATTATAAAAGAATTTATAACGAAATAGAAAATTCTTTTTATACGTATGTTGATTTGAAATTGTTTTGTTATCATCAAATTATTCTTAATGATAGAGTTAAAGAACAAGATATTAATCAAAAGAATGTTTTAGCAATAAAAGAAGAATATACAGAAAAAAATATAGAATTTAATAAAAAGGTATTGATAGCAATTGATAATAAAATGAGATTGGGTTCATTGAAAAAATATTTTATGATACGCAGTAATGGAATTTCATTGATTTATGAATTAATTAAGATTAAACGTTATATTAGTGTATATTTTTGGATTTTGAATGATAAATTTTTTAAAGCTCATTTAGATGAAAGTGCTGAACATTTGAAATTTAGAAATAGTTGTATTTTATTTAAAAAACAAATTAAACTTTTTGAAAGGAGTTTATATGTCTAAATTAATGGATTTTGATTGGGGAGCTATTCAGAAAGGATTAGTATCTCAACAAGAAAAGAAAAAAGAGTATAAGAAGGATGAAAGATTTTATACTCCAGATAAAGAGAAGGACGGGACTTTTCAGGGTACGATAAGATTTTTGCCTCCAAAAACTAAAAGTGGGTTGCCAGTCGTAAAAGTTTATAACCACAATTTTGATTTTAATGGGAAATATATAAATGAAAATTGTCCAACCACTATAGGCAAGGAATGTCCAATTTGTAAAGCTAATGGAGAATTGTGGAATTCAGGAAAACAAGATTTGGCTCGTCATCGTAAACGGAAGATAACGTATTTTAGCAACATTATAGTTGTTAAAGATGCCAAAAATGAGAAGAATGAAGGCAAGGTTTTTCTTTTTAGATATGGTGAAAAAATTCATAATATTATCATGGAGGCAATTGCTCCGAGTGATAAGGATGAAAAGCCAATTAATGTTTTTGATTATTTAAAGGGTTGCGATTTTAAACTAAATTTATATGTCGAAGAAGTTTTGAATAAAATTTCTAATAAGAAGGACGTTTTTACTCAATTTGATAAGTGTAAATTTAGAAATTCTTCGGAGTTGTTTGACGGAAATGAAGAAAAGATTCTTAAGGTCCACGAACAAATATATGAATTGGATGATTTTATAAACCCAAGTAATTTTAAAACATACGAAGAAATAGACGCAAGGTTTCAGAAAGTTCTTGGCGCAGCACCTAAAATTATAGTTAATGAAGAAAAGAAAGAAGAAAAAGTAATTGATATTCAACCAGAAAAAGTAATTGATATTCAACTAGAAAAAGTTACTGTTAAATTAGATAAAGAAGAAATTAAAGAAAAGGAGGTTGAAGATTTAGATTTGAATATTATTGATGATGACGACGATTTTATTAAGAAAGTTCGCGAGGGTAAGTAGTGGAAAATAATTCACTGCTCAAAAAATATTTAGGAATTGTTCTTTCAACTTATTTCCCCGAAACTACTCAACACGATCAGGGAAATAAGTTTAATTTTCGCTGCAATATTTGCGGTGATAGTAAACAATCTAAGAAAAAGAAAAGAGGATGGTTATTATTATATAAAGGTACTTGGATTTTTAAATGTTGGAATTGTCCTACTCCAACGATGCTTGCAAAACAATGGTTAAAAATTTATTTCCCAGAATTTTATAGTATGTATATAAAAGAAATTTTGCAAACCGATGGGATAAAAAAACCAGAAAATGTAACAAAACAGATAATATTCGATGTTAAAGAGAAAGGTATAGAAGTCGATCAGTTACAGTATTTTATACCTTTCTCTAATGTTGATTTTAAATCTGAAAATTTTAAAATAGCATTAAAGATTTTGCAAGATAGAAGAATTCCAAAATACGTTTATAAAGATTGGTTTTTTTGTTTTGATAATAAATTTAGGGATAGAATTATTATACCTATTTATGATAAGGATAATAAAATTATTTATTGGCAAGGCAGGACTATATTTAAGAATTTTGAGCCTAAATATATGAATTGTTCAGTTAATAAAACTAAAGTTATATTATCACAATTAGAAAAAGTAAATAAACAAAAACCAATATTAGTTTTTGAGGGATATATTGATTCTATTTTTGCTGATAATTCTATTAATGTTTTAGGTTATAATTTTGGTAAAGATGTTGAGAGAGAATTAGATAAATTGCAGTGTTATTATGTGATTGATTTTGAAACTGTAGAAGAAACTAAAAAAAGAATTTTAGAATTATTGCAAAAAGGGAAATACATATTTAATTGGAAAAGATTTTTAAAATATAATAATATACCATTTAGAAAAAAATGGGATTTTAATGATTTATATATTTATATGAATAGAGATAAAAATTTTACTTTTGAAGAATTGAAATGTTGGTTTACCAATAATTGGTTCGATAAAATTTATTTTTAAAAGGATAAAATATGAAAAAAATATTGCAGATCGATGGCGGCGGCCTGAAAGGTATAATACCGGCAATTATATTAGAAAATTTTGAAAAGAAAATTGGTAAACAGTGTTGTGACGTTTTCGATCTTATTTGTGGTACTTCTACTGGCGCTGTTATTGGTGGCGTTTTAGCATCAGGCGTTACGCCCGCGAGTACCATTAAAAAAATGTATGTTGAAAAAGTACCAAAATTATTTACTCCGAGAGTACCATTATTTCCATTTTTAGGAACTTTATTTAAAGGTTCAAAATATGATAAAGAGGAATTTATAGAATTGATAAAAAAATATACTGG